GTTTGAGGAAGAAAGTCTTGCTACACAAGGTGAACTCCGTACAAATAACCCAACACTAGGTACATCAGACTTTAACCAAGGTCAGACATTATCTGCTTCTGGTGTCGATACAGGTTCTGTAGGTGTACCTAATATTTCTATGTCAGAGGGTGAAACTTTCTCTACAGGCAATTTAGAGACTGCAAACCCTGACATAAGTACATCGACTATTGAACAAGATCACAAAGTTTACTCTGATAGTTTAGAAACATCTAACCCTACGTTAGGAACGTCTGGCTTTAACCAAGATCAAACTTTTGAGCCTATAGAGTTGGCTACAGGAAGTCCTGATCTAGTTATTGCCACGATGTTTGAAGATGAAACTCTTGCAGGTGTAGGGTTTACTACAGACGTACCTAGACTTGATACACCAAACATAAACCAAGGCCATATTCTAGGTGGTTCTAATGTAGATACAGGAGACACAAGTGTTCCTGATGCTACTATGCAAGAGGACGAAACATTCTCTGCCACTGAGTTAATATCTGGCATTCACACACTAGATACATCAGACTTTACACAGGGTCACGAACTAGAAATACCAGAGTTATTTACAGGTAATGCGTCTGTACCTGATGCTACTATGCAAGAGGAAGAAACTCTTGGTGGTGATAGCATAAACTTAGGTGTACCATCTGTACCTGATGCTACTATGCAAGAGGAAGAAACTCTATCTACCTCTAACCTAGAGACTGCATCAACAAGTGTACCTTCTGCTACAATGTTTGAAGAAGAGACTCTTGGTGCTGAGGGTTTATCTCTTGGTATCCCTGTACTAAGTACATCAGATTTCGAACAGACACAAACATTTGAGTTTACTGATTTAGATACAGGTGACGTTTCTGTACCAGATATAAGTATGTCAGAGGAAGAAACTCTGTCTGCACAACTCATGGTAATTAACGATCCTGAGACACCCTCTGCTGACTTTACTCAAGGTCATAACTTAGGTTCTGTAACTTTTGTGACAGATGCGGTCAGTGTTACTGATGCAACAATGTTTGAGGAAGAAACCTTTAATGCTGCTAACCTCAATACTGGCGCATTAGTTCTGGGTGCTGACAATATTTACCAAGTTCATATCTTAGGTCAAGCCGATAACATAAACACAGGCATGAGACAAGTTGATGCGGCGTTCTTCACTCAAGATCATATTCTAAGTAATGACGAGCTATCTTCTCAACCACCTGTTCTTGATCCAACAGAGATTGAGGCCGATCATAAGTTTGAACCACCTGATATGGTTCTTGTAGGTCACAACCTTGAAGAGGTATACTTCAACCCTGCCTTTGCTAGGGAAGTAAATGCAGATAATAAAAAAATAGGAAACAGAGCAACATTTTTTACTGGTGGTAACGAAGCTAAGTTTACTAGGGCTGCTGGTAATAAAGTTAAGGTAGGATAATGGCTTTCAAGATTAAAACAAATGATACTAGCCCTAAGCTGACAGTGGACTTAGCAGATGCCGCTGGTTCTGCTATTGACCTTAGTGGTGCTACTGCAAAGTTCAAAATGAAGCGTTATGGGGCCTCAACGCTAAAGGTTGACGAGGTAGCTGACATTACAGACGAAGCGAATGGTCGTGTAGAGTATAGTTGGTCATCTGTCGATACTGATACTGCTGGAACTTACTACGGTGAGATTGAAGTCACATATGCGGATACAAGTGTAGAGACATTCCCTAACACAGGTTACTTTACAGTTATCATTCGAGAGGACCTAGACTAATGGCAAAAGGTTTAGCAGCAAAGGTTAAAGAGCATAATGCAAAGTCTAAGCACAAAGTTACGACAAGCATGTTGCAACAAGTATACAACCGTGGTGTTGGTGCTTATAGAACGAACCCTAGTTCTGTACGCCCTAATGTTAGTTCCCCTGAACAGTGGGCTATGGCACGTGTTAATAGCTTCCTACGGATTGTTAGTGGTAGCAAGTCTGCTAACCACGATAAAGACTTACTTCCATCTGGTCACCCAAGCAGCACTAAGAAACGTGAGTATATCAACGACGATGCATATGTTGTAGATAAAGCTGACAAGCCTCTGAACAAGCCATTCCGTCTACCTGCTGGATCATCAAAGAAGTTTGGTGTTTACGTAAAGTCTGGTGACAAAACAGTTAAGGTTACATTCGGTGACCCTAACATGGAAATCCGTAGGGATGACCCAAAAGCGAGAGCAAACTTTCGTAGTCGTCATTCCTGTGATACAGCAACCGATAAGACTAGCGCACGTTACTGGTCTTGCAGAATGTGGAGTAGTAGTACCGTGGGCAGTATGACCAAAGATATTACAGGCCAAATATTAAAGGCCGATGAAGAACAACGCATGGTCTATGGCTGGGCCTCTGTAGTAACCGAAAAGGGTGAACCAGTAGTTGACCGCCAAGGCGATGTAATAGAACCTGACACACTTGTTAAAGCCGTAAACAAGTTTATGGAACATGTACGTGTCGGTAAAGAAATGCACCAAGGTGAGCAGATTGGACGAGTGATCCATTCTATGCCAGTCACTAAAGAAATAGGTGAAGCCTTGGGCATCCAGTCTGACCGTGAAGGTTGGGTCGTAGCTTTTAAAGTATACGATGATGACGTTTGGTCACGTGTTAAGTCTGGTGAACTAGCTGCCTTTAGCATTGGCGGCAAAGCAATCAAGGAAGATTATGACGATGCCTAATCTACTTAAACAACTTGAACTAGAAGAGTTATCCCTTGTGGATCGCCCTGCCAATGCACAAGCAATGGTATCCTTGTTCAAACGTGACAATTCCAATGAGGAACAAATGACAGAAACACTAGAAAAAATGGGTTACGACGAAGAAAAGTTGAAAGCCTACATGGAAAAGAACTCTTGCTCTCGTGAAGATGCTATGAAAGCACTAAACATGGACGAGAAAGAAGTTGAGAAATCAGAAGAGATCGACCCTATGGTTGCAGAAGTTGACGAAGCTGACGTTGCTCAAGCTGAGATCGACACCTTGAAAGCAGAGAACGAGCGTCTACGCAAGTCTTTGATTGAAGCAGGTTTTGTAATCAAAGCAGAGTCAATCGAAAAGAAAGCTGAACCAGAGTACCTAGAGTACAACGGTGAGCAAGTAAACAAAGCTGACATCCCAGCAGTGATCTTGAAAGCCCTAGAGGAAGCAGAGGTCGCTAAAGCAGACGCAGAATTGACTAAATCAGCAACAGAAGCACTACCTCATTTTGACGTAGATGTTGCTAAGTCTCTTGTCGCTAAACATGCTGACGACGAAGCTGTAATGAATGTCCTGAAAGCTGCTGACTCAGTGTTCGCAGGTAAGATGGAAGAAGTTGGTAAATCAGACGCAGACGGTGAGTTCGCTTCTGCTGCTGACGCACTAGATGCAATGGTTAAGTCTTACATGGACGAGAACCAAATGAAGAAATCAGAGTATGCCAAAGCATATGCTGCTGTAGCTAAAACAGACGATGGCAAAGCTCTTATCAATAAATCCTATAAGGGGGAATAACAATGGCTGTAATGCAAAGCCGTGATACACGCACATTCAACGCTGGTGAGGACCTATCGTCAGCACAATTCAAGTTCGTCACACTAGAAGCAGACGGAAACGTAGACCTAGCGGATGCCGCAGGTGAGCGTTGCGTAGGTGTTCTACTGAACAAACCAGATGCCGCTGGTAAAGCTGCTACTGTTGCTATGACAGGTAAAGTCATGGTTGTAGCTGGTGATACTGTAACTGCTGGTGACGAGATTGCAACAGACGCTGCTGGTGACGCAGTAACTGCTGCTTCAACTAACATCGTAATGGGTTATGCATTGGAAGATGCAGTAGATGGTCAAGTATTTGCTATCGAATTGATCCAAGGCGGCAACGCTGCTGCGTAACTAGCATAGAAAAGGAATTATATAAATGCCTATGTTGACACCATCGGCGGTCCACCTAGACCAGCCGCTTACAAACTTGACCATTGCTTATGCTCAAGACCAAGCAAACTTCATTGCTGACAAAGTATTCCCAGTTGTGGGCGTAGATCGTCAGTCAGACAAGTATTACATCTATGACCGTGCAAACATGAACCGTACAGGTGACGTTGCTAAACTAGCACCACGTACAGAGGTCAACCGCATCGGTCAAGCGATCTCAAACGATTCATACTATGCAGACGTTTACGGTCTAGGTATGGACTTTGATGAGCAAACTCTTGCAAACGAAGATGCTGCACTAGACATTCGTGCATCAGGTGCGCAAACTCTTGTCAACCGCCTAATGATCCACCGTGAGGAACAGTTCGCTGATACATTCTTCAAGGCTGGCGTTTGGGGTACAGACAACACACCAACAAACTTGTGGTCAGACTACACAAACTCAACTCCAATCAAAGACGTGACTAACGCTCGTCGTACAATGCAGTTGAAATCTGGTGGCTTCAAGCCAAACACAATGGTTGTCGGTAAAGAAGTTCGTGACACTTTGATCAACCACCCAGACATCCTTGCACGTCTAAACGGTGGTGCAACTGTAAACAACACAGCGATGATCACAGACGCTAAACTAGCGGAAATCTTTGAAGTAGAAAACTTCTACGTCATGGAGGCTGTGAAAAACACATCAGTTGAAGGTGTTGCAGAATCAAATGCATTCATCGGTGCAGACCACGCATTGTTGGTACACGGCCCACGTAACGCTGGCCTAATGACACCAGCAGCAGGTCTAACATTTGCTTGGAACAACATTCCATCTGCAAACAACTTGGGTATCACTGTTGAGTCTTTCTCAGACGACGCACTGAAACGTCAGCAAGTTGCAGAACACATCCAAGTTAAAATGGCTTATGACATGAAAGTCACAGGCGCAGACTTGGGTTACTTGTTCGAGCAAGTGATTGCATAAATTACTCTAGGGGGGCTTCGGTCCCCCTTTTACCTATAGCTAGGAAACTCCCGATGATG